CTCGATCTCCAGATCGCCGGCGAGCTTCTCCAACTCCTGGTAATACTCCTCGTCCGTCTTCAGCGCAGAATGGCTGCGGCCGGAGTAGTAGTACTCGCGGATCCGCGTCGCCTTCCCGTCTATCAGACACCAGAGACCTGCAGAGAAGGGATTCAGGGTGCCGTAGTCGACGGAGATATAATAGCGGCCGGCGTCAGGGATCTCGGTAACTACAGACCTATCACGGTCGAATTCATAAATCAGGCCTTCCGCCAGACACCACTCGCCCAGAACATACCGACGATAAAAAACACCGGAGTACAGGCGCTCATATCGGGCGCGTACCTCGGGTGCGAGTGCAGCATTATCCGCCATGGTGAAGTGCAGGTGCAGCGCATTTCGTTCTTTTGCCTTCAGCACCCACTCTTTGTAAAACCAATGTTCCGGGCCGTCCGGGTTGCAGTTGAACCACATTGTGGAGCCGGCGACGGAGCATCGTGCGATAGCCTGCTCTACGAAGGAGCGGGGCATCAGCGCGACCTCGTCCATCAGCACGCCGGCCAAAGTGATACCCTGGATCAGCATGTAGGACGACTCGTCGCGGCCGCCAAAGAGAAAATAGTTGTTTGTGTGCCCACGGCCGTCAGAGATGATCAGCTTATTCTCAGATCGGCGCTCTTCAATCGTCAGGATTCCGCCCATCCAGTCGGACAGATTCAAGATGACGTTACGCCGAAGGCTCTGGATCGTCTTGCCGCAGATACCGAAGTTCTGGCCATTGAAGTTCCTCATGGACCACAGGAGAAAGCCGTTGGCCATGCACACGGTCTTTCCGGATCTGACAGAGCCATCACAGATGAGAGCATCATAGTGCTTGAGCTTCGGCCGCGCCCACCATGACATGGCAAGCAGCTGCCGCTTACTGAACTTCTGGTAAATCATCGGTGTCTATATCCTCCTGCAGGCTCTCCTCGATGGCCTGGAGCAGGTTGTTTTCGGGATCGGCATCAGACCCGCCCTTGCCATCAAACAGCCCCAGATGCTTGCCTAGGAGCTCCAGGGCCCGGATCTTGTCATAGCTGCCGACCTCGATGCCGTGCTTGCCTTCTTTGATACTGGAGATGGCTGCCTTCCTCTCCTCTGGGATATCCGCCGTATTGGCTAACTGGACCAGCTGAACCAGCCGGGGCACCTTACGATAAGCACCGGCCACCGGATCCCAGACGTCTTCGGGCACTTCCCGAACCACTACCTGAGCGAAGTCCGCGCCATTGGAAAATGCGATGGCGGCCAGCTCCTTCAGCACCATATCCTGGGTGATTTCTGTCCTGCGGGCCCGCTTTTTTATGGCCTCCTGGATCGCCGCCTGAATTTCAACTTTCTTCAACAGCCGCTGGCCCATGCTGTAGGCTGTTCTTTCACTATAATTCGCGCGTTTGGCAGCTGCCGTGGCGTTGAGGTCTACCAGATACTCCGCCACAAAACGCTCCTGCTTTTCCGTCAGTGCCACACGCCACCACCTCTCCGGGCATAATGGAAAAGCCGCCACATTCCTGTGACGGCTTTCAATGCTTTGTTCATATTACTGACACACTATCATAATAGCACGGAAAACGGAGGTTGTTTTCCCGCTTTTTTCCCAACTTTAGATTTCCACCACGCCATACAGCGACATGGTGAACCGACGCAGCGCGGCGTCGCGGCGCCGATAAGCAGTCGAATGCTCTATGTGGAGTTCTGCGCACAGCCGATCCAGATTGCCGCGCGCTTTCCGGATGCACATGAGTTCCAGCACACGCCGGTCCTCATCATCCAACGACGCCAAGGCGCCGTCTACGATATCCAGCCACTCACGGGTCAGCTTCATCGCGTTCTCCAGCTCTGTGCGCAGGGAAATGTTGTTTATCATGGCGTCTTCCTGGCGACTGGTACCGCCTGAGACCGGTGCACAGCCGGAAGTGGCGCTCTTGGTCCGGATGAATTCCATCTCCAGCCGACGGATTTCCCGCTCCGATCTGGCCAAGCTCTCCCGCTTTGCGGTATAACACCGCAGCTTATCAATAGCTTCTCTCCTGAAGTCCATTCGCCTTCCCCTTAATCGCCCAAACTTCTCAAATAGGCCTCTGCGCCATATCGCAGGCACCTCTGCAGGCGCTTCTCTCCGCGCTTAATGGTTCTGGAGACCGTGGATTTGTCGATGCCCAGCTCCTCTCCGATTTCGCGCATGTTCATGCCCTGGGAATAGTACATGAGGAGTACGGTACGCCGCCGATCGGTCACGTCCTCTTTAATGCAACGGATAAGATTGCGCTTCAGACGGCTCATCTGGGCGCTGTTGGTGTTTTCGCTGGAGATCTGGCGCATATACATGGCCATATCGGCAGAATACGCCTTTCCGCGCCTATATCGTGTATTTGGCATTCCGACGGTACCCCCTCTCGTAATATCGCTCACAAAGCACAGCGATTTCCTGTGCCTCTCGTCGCATTGTGGTTAGCATCTTGATTCGCTCTTCAAGCTGCCCACGCTCCCGCGGATCATCGGTCTTCTCCGATAGATCCTTCAGCTGGGCGATCCTGAAACCGAGCCAGCGCGCACTATCACGATAGCTCACTGCGAGTTCTTTAAGAGTCAAAGATGCGCACCTCCCTCGCAACGTAAGAGGCGCCAACACCGTTGCCGCCCACGCAGGTCTATACGTAGGCGGCCCCGGTGAAGAGGAGGATGGAAATGAAAGATTCTCCGCTGCACCCATCTGTATTTAACCAAATTTCAGGGGTGCCGTCTGCTAGATGTATACCCGCCCTATTTTTTTATGGGGAGTATGTAGCTCAGCTGCTCAACCGTGGCGAATCGGCATTTGCACTTTTTGTTTAGGCACTCACGGTGGCGCAGGATTGTTCCGTCGGACTGCTCTCGGCTGTTATACACCCGGCTGTCTGAAGCACACTTCGGGCACATTCTTGCCGCCTGGCTGCTCTCCAACGCCCTCATGCCGCACCTCTCTTCGCCTGTTCGATCCTTGCCTTCAGCGCCTGCATCAGGGTTTCCTGACTGTCACCCTTCGTCTGCAGAGATGCCAGGACATCCTCATCGACGCCGCCCTGGGTGATCAGCAGATGGGAGATGACCGGATGGGGCTGGCCCTGACGGTGGAGGCGCTTATTTGCCTGCTGGAAGATCTCCAGCGCCCAGTTGGGAAGCGTGAACCAGATACAGTGATGACCGCCGGCCTGCAGGTTGAGGCCATAACCGCAGCTGACGGGATGGGCCAGAAGGATATCCACCTCTCCGGCATTCCAAGCCCGCTCGTCCTCCGGGCCTTCGTAGACCCGGACCCGCAATCCGCGATCGGCGAGGGCCTGGGTGATGCGCTCCCTCTCGTGCTTATACCAGAAGAACACCAGGGCGTGCTCGCCGTTCAGCTGCTCGATCAGCTCCAGGAAGGCGTCCATTTTGCAGTCGTGGACTTCAACTACTCCGCCGTCATTGGAATAAACCGCACCGCCGCACAGCTGCAGCAGTTTGCCGTTCAAAGTGGCCGCGGTACCGGCGGTGATGGTCTCGGTGTCCACCTGCAGCAGCATCTCGCGCTCCAGCTTCTGGTATGCTTTCTTCGCCGCGGCGTCCAGGGCCACCGGCACAACGTTCTCGATGAAGTCCGGCAGCGTCAGATAGTCCTCGGTCTTCATACTGATGCAGATATCGGAGATGGCGTCGCGGATCCGCTGGTCGGCTCCCGGCAGAAGTGAGTATGTGCGATATTGCTGGCCCGGGTGTGCGTAGTCCTGGGACATGAAATTCTCTCTGAAGGAAGTCAGCGTGCGGCCCAGCCGGGCGCCACCGTCCAGCAGGAAGATCTGCGCGTACAGATCCGGGAGACCGTTGGGAGACGGCGTGCCGGTCAGCAGCAGGAGGCGTCGGATGAGATGCCGTACTCTCTTTAGGGCCAGGAAGCGTTTGGATCTGGAATTCTTGAAACTGGTGGATTCATCCAGCACCACCGTGTCGAAGGGCCAGTTGTTCCTGCAGTAATCAACCAGCCACGGGATATTCTCTCGGTTGATTACCCAGACGTCGCCGGGTGAGTACAGGGCATTGATGCGCTGCTTCTCGGTACCCAGAATGGGGATGACCTTCAGGTCCTTCAGGTGGTCCCACTTCGCCGCCTCGGAAGACCATGTGGCCTCTGCCACTTTCTTGGGGGCGACCACCAACGGCCGGCCCACCACCCACATGTTGAACTTCAGCTCCTTGATAGCCGTCAGGGTGATAACGGTCTTCCCCAGACCCGGCTCCAGAAACAGGGCCACATAAGGATCCGAAATCACCCGGCTGATAGCGTAAGCCTGATACGGATGCGGTTCATATTTCATGTTGAAAAGACCTCCTCCACAAATGCCTTCACCTGATCCAGACCTTTCAGCGTCCGGACGTCGGCGCCGCGCTTCCGCATCTCCTCCTGCTGCCACTTCTGGATCGCGGCCAACCTCCCAACTTCTGTCTTCAGCTCCACATAAACCGTGCGGCCGGCAGGAGTGATAACGATGCGGTCAGGTACTCCGGGGTTACCCGGCGAAACGAATTTATAACACAGCCCACCCCGGTCGCGAACCATCCGAACAAGGCGGGATTCAATTCTGCTTTCTTTCATGTCAGCACCCTCTTTCGAATTGCTATATACGCGCGCACGCGTGCGCACGCGAGACGTGATGCGTATTTAGGCGGATAGGGGGTAATTAGAGGCTCTAACTACCATTTTTATTTAATACCTAAAAAGAATGTTACCTTTGTTACCTTCCTTGCGCCCCAAGGGTTTCAGGGGTAACATTCGAATGTTACCGAATGTTGAATGTTACCCCTATTCCGGGAGAATGTTACCCCAGAATGTTACCCCTTCCGGATGAAGCCTCGCTGCACCCCACAGTACCCATATTTCAAGCCCTGCGAAGTCTTCTCCCAACCGGCTGCCGTGGCCACGATACTGTTGATCTCCTGAGCGTCCGTCCGGCGCATATCCTTGCCCTGGCCCTCGAACAATTCGCACCAGATCTCCAGAGCACAGACCCTCTGCCGGGGCACCAGCTCCACGTCGCCGGCCACGCCTCCGGACCAGAATACCCGGCGCCGGTCGAGGCTCCAGCTGGCCCAGTCACGGGGCACCTCCCGTTCGAGGAAGTCCAGGATCAGGCCCTCCCGGACACTGACCTCCCGGTGGCTTTCCTGCTGGGCCTTGGCCACGTCGGCCACGTCGCCGCTGAGGTACAGCGGCTCACCCAGACGCCAGTATGTAACGGCCTCCGCCCACAGCTGATCCAGCTCCTCCGGGAGCTGCTTCCATATATTTTTGACTGCAGGTTTACGGCCGACGTCAATGGGCCAGAAGCGGCGGTTGCCGGTCTTGTCGTGCAGGTAGTCGTCACTGTTGGTGGTGCCGAAGAACACGCACCGGCGCGGCAGCTCCTTCACGTGGCGGCCGTAGGCTGCGCGGAACCTGTCTGCCCTCTGGCTCAGGAACTGCTTGATGCGGGAGACATCGCTGTGCCGGAAGGCGTCCAGCTCGGAGATCTCCACCAGCCACACGCCCTGCAGGAGCTCGCTGGCCTCCTTGCCTTCAAAGGTGCGGATACTGTCGTTGAACCAGCCCTTGGACATCTTATCCAGCAGGGTGCTTTTGCCGATGCCCTGGGGGCCTGACAGAATGGTCATGCAGTCGAACTTGGCGCCCGGGCTCAGAGCTCTGGCCACGGCCGCGACGAAGGCCTTGCGGGTCACGGCCCGGGTGTATGGCGTGTCATCGGCGCCGAGGTAGTCGATAAACAGGGCATCCAGCCGAGGCTGCATATCCCACTGCAGGCCCAGCAGATAGGTCTCAATGTCGTTGAAAGCGTGCTTTGCGCTGTGGAGGGACAGGGCCCCGTCGATCTTACCGTTACCCGTAATCTGGTAATGCTTCTCCAGGTACCAGTACAGCCCGGCGCTGTCGTTATCGTCCCAGAACCGTCTTCCTGTCTGCTCAGACCATGGGAGCGCGCCCAGCACCTCGCCGCGGCCGGCGAACTCGTTGAGGGCGAACTTCCCCTTCAGACGGGGATCGTGTTCCAGGATGATCCAGATATTGTCGATGGTGGCTTTAGGGAGACCGGACTTCGGGCTGATCTGCAGGAGCTGCAGCCAGCTGTGATCCGGCGAGGTAGTTTCACCCAGTTCCGTGGAGATCACCACCGGCGAGAATGCCTCCTCGGCCATCTCCCAGCGTTCCTGCAGGAGGAGGCCGCTGACCCGGCTGTCGTTGGTAGCGGTCTCGCTCATAGCCATGTAGGACGGCAGGCGGTTGATGGGCGTGCCCGGCGCGGCGTTATCGTCCAGATCCGCGAAGCGGTGGAGGCGGACCAGGTCAAAGGCGTTCACCAGCTTTCCGCTGCAGGGGTCGGTAGCATGGTGGGAATACAGGAATTTGCCGTTGTCGTAGAGCACCGCGCCGCCGGTGGTGGAGCCGCCCAGGAAGGTGTAGCGGCCGGGCATGGTGTCGACCGGAGTGTAGATATTGGGGAGGTAGGCGTCC